CGCGGTCACTTTCGCGGAGCCGATGAGCCTGCGCCGCCGCCACGATTCCCCTGTATCAAATGTCGAGCGAAAACCCCGCACTTCTTCCGCGAGTACGTGAGTATAGACGAACGGACTGAGGCGCAGAAGGCGCGGGAGACGCACGCCTAGATGGCGCTACTTAGGGTCAAGAATTGGGCAAAGTTCCAGCACTATAAGGACCGCTGCCCGCCATGGATAAAGTTGGCTACAGATACTTTCCAGAACTACGACTTCAGCCGCTTGCAAGATGCTAGCAAGTTGCTAGCTGTTTGCATCTGGACTCTCGCAGCCCGTTCTCAAGACGGTACCTTGGCGCATGATTTCGAGTACATCAAAAGTCAGTGCTGTCTTGGGAATACAGTTAAGCCGGAACACCTTAAAGAGCTTATTACTCAAGGCTTTATAGAGTTTGATAGCAGTTCGCTAGCAGATTGCAAGCAAAGCGCTTGCCTAGAGGGAGAGACAGAGACAGAGGGAGAGACAGAGAAGAGGGAGAAACGCGCTACGCGCATCCCGCCCGATTTCCGAGTAACTGACGCTCACCGAAAGTTCGCAGCGGAGCACGGCTATCCAAGTCCAGACTCAGAAATTCATAAATTCATCGATCACTTCAAATCAAAACCGGGCAAAGACGGAACCAGCCTTGATTGGGATGCACGCTTTCGTGTGTGGCTGAGCAAGGCAGAAAAGTACGGAGGAAGAAATGGGAGTGGAAGACAGCAGCAAACCTACGCTGATAAAAACAAAGCCGCAACAGTCGATGCAGTCAGAGCAGTCTCAGCAAAGTATCGAACAGTGGCTAGTGGAACAGTTGGGATACCTAGCGATCCTGCTGGACCGACCTTGGACGCGGGAGAGGCTCGACGTTTACGTGCAGGAGCTTCGGAACTATCCCAGATGGAAACTGGTGATAGCGTTTCGTCGGCTAAAAACTGAATGGAGGGCTGAGAACTTCGGATTCCCGCTCATCGGAGATTTCATCGAGAGAATGACGCCGCAATACACGGACGGAACGCCACAGCCTATCGAATATAAACAACCGCAGCTCGCGGCAGCAGTGAGCACGCCTGATATGACGCCGGAGGAGGCGAAATCATGGTGGCAAGGCGTGAAGGCTGTGGTCGCAAGAATCGGGGCGACAAAGCGAGTAGAGGAAAACAAGCCAGCCATCCAAAATGAGCCAATTCGGGAAATGACCGATGCTGAGTATGAAGCCCGCAGGGATCTGCTCAAGCAACAGGCCGCAGAGGCAGAGCGGAGATTTGGGAAATGAGAGGCACCCCACTCAATCCAGTCATCTGTAAGAACTGCGGCAGTAAGTTCGGCTATCCCAAGCAGCAGTTATGCCGAGCCTGTCAGCCTCGCCCAGCTAAAGCGCAATGGACCGAGGAGCAAAAGGCTCTCATTCGGGATGCATTCTCGAAGGACCGCGCATATCTGATTGAGCGGCGCAAAAAGATCATGGAGCTAACAGGCTTCACATTCCACCAATTCCAGTGGAAGGCTCGCGATATGGGCCTAAAAATGTTCACTTCACATCGGCGCTACTGGACTGAGCGAGAAATCAAGTTCCTTCAGGACCACGCCGGGGAGATGACGATTCAGGCGATGGCCAAAACTTTAGGCCGAAATGAAACCGGCGTGCGCGTGCAGTTATACCGAGTCGGGCTAAGAGGCGCGGTATCTCGCAACGGCTTCAGCGGCAAAGAATTCGCGCAGCTAATGGGTGTCTGCCCTACAACGGTTTATGGCTGGATCAATTCGGGAAAGCTGAGAACCTGGGACGACCGCATTCTCGATAAAGATGCCAAGCGGTTCATATCAACAGAAACTCAGCTTTACAGCATTCGGCGTGTAGATGACTACATGTTCAAAGCCCTGCTATTCGGGAGGAGCGCATGAAATTCTTACAGAAATTAATCGGCTGTACTCATCAGCACTTGAGCTGGCCGATTACCTCAACCAAGAACGTGAACGGCTTACCGATTCGAGGCACTACGCGGACGTGTACCGATTGCGGAGCTGAGTATTGGTTTGATGTCGAGACTTGGCGCACGTTGCAGAGGGCCGCATGAGCAAACAAGATAACAACTCAACTTCGGGCGGCATTGGATTCTGCGGCCTGCTGACAATCGTGTTCATAATGCTGAAGCTGATCGGCAAAATCGGATGGTCGTGGTGGTGGGTACTCTCGCCGAGTCTGATACCGCTCGGAATCGGCGTAGGACTGCTGCTAATCGCCGGAGTATTCATCCTGATCGGCCACGCAGTGAGAAACTGGTGAAACCCTATGAAATCCAAAAAGCCAAGTAAGAAGCGTACAGACTGGAAACTGGCAGCACAGTATTGGGAAGGTTCTGTTCAGCGAAAATTGGAGCATATCACGTGGCAGGATGGCGAAATCCTGAAATGGAGAACTCGGGCCGAATCCGCCGAGCGTGAACGCGATGAACTACGGGCAGAACTGGAGAAGTGGAAAGTCGGCAATGAGCAGCTAAATGCGGCATGGGACATCGTACTTAAGCAGAGGCATTTCCAGACCGCAATGAGCGTCGCCAAGCCTTCCCTGAGGCAAAGACTACACAACTGGTTCAAACGTCGCTCTCAAGCCAAAAGAACGGTGTTCACAGAGGCACGCTGAGTGTTGGTGATCTTTGAAAGCGAGAGTGACCGCGCAATGTCATTGGCGCTTATAGCTATGCTCACGGCGGATTGGCTAACTACAGCCGAAGTTGGCTCTGGCTTAAGAGCGTTAGAGCGTGCTCAGTATCACGGATTCTGCGTCTCTGCCTACTACGCAAAATTCAAGACTCGTAGCCGAAAGCCTCGTATTTGCTGGCAACTTACGGACTCAGGCAGGCGGATGGCTCAACTACTCGCAAGTATCCACGGCCTTCAGATGCCAGTGCATGTCTAAGCTCACAGACCGAGAAGTGCAGGTAATCCAGCTCTTAGCTGACGGCCTGAATTCTCGCCAGATCGGTGAAGAGATCGGCCTGCACGAAGTACGGGTGCGCCAAGTGCTCATGGCTATTCGGAACAAGACCGGCATGGACACAACAGTCGCGGCAGTAGCTTGGTGCTTACGAAATCGGCTCATCGAATAGAAAGTTTTCCACAGAAAAGTTATCCATAGTGACGATTTCTCTTGACTCCCGAATCTTATGTGGTACTATGGTGCCAGATAAGGAGATTGGATATGACGAATAGAGAGCAGGTTCTTTGGGATGCAAAGTATCAGAAGGTTGATAATCATGTCGGAATTCCCTACCAGTGTTGGACGCCGCAGCAAGCAGGAATTCTTGAGCCGAAGGATCATAGCGAATATATCGTCAGCCTTGAGAACGGCTCTTATCCGTACGCGATAGTTCAGGTCGCCTTTGTTGGCACGCCCTATACAGGCGAGGGTAAGCACATTTACCGGACAGCCGAACTGTTTGACGATTTCGATGAACTTCAAAGCTATCTTCGGGCTTGCGGCAAGTTGAGCGAGCCCGGATCTCAATTTAGCAACTCTTGGGATTGAGGGGGGGCAAATGGGATACTGCGACGAATGCGGTTGCTCAACGCGAATTCTTTGCCCTTGGTGCGGGTGCTGCTCACATTGCTGCTACTGCCCGGACGAATCACGCGGCGATGATTGGGAGGATGAATCATGAACCCCGGTTATCCTCCTCGGGACGTCGTGAAGTTAAGCGGCATCCCCTATTCCACGCTTAATTTGTGGGCCAAAAACGGCATTGTCACGCCAAGCATTTATGGCGGCAATGGAACCGGCACCGAAAGAATGTACAGTGTCGCCGATGTCAACGACCTGCGAGTAGCTTACTTCCTGAAAGCTGCTGGTCTTCCAGTGCGAATCATTCGTGCAGCGTTGGACAAATTTCGCAGCTACCCGAAATCTAGACGTATTGAGTTGCTGCTTTCTGCTGAGCCGGAGATTTACATCTCGATTCGGAGGCCAGAGTGAGTACACCCATACATGCGCCAGTCACATTGGAAGATTTAGGGAGCGCACTAATTTCCTCTACGGCATTACTCGTCAGACTTCGGCAAGAGGCGGACCTATTCGGATTCAATGCCGATGAGTTATCAGCACTCAACGAACAGATCGACCGTAACCGCTCTATCTTGGTGAGAATATGAGCGCCTACCGTACCGTCCAAGCCTACGACTGCACCTGCTCCCAATGTGGCCATAACTGGTTAGCTCGGGAGATTCCGGCCAGATGTGCGAAGTGCAAAAGACGATCGTGGAATCTCGGCAAGGGTCAAAAGCCCCAAATCGGTCGGCCAAAATCCAAGTAAGCCAATCCGCTACAACTGTAAAGAATACTACAAATTGCATATTGATTCTCGCCGAACTTCCGCTACTCTCCAATCAATACTCCCAAACTGAAGCGGTCTTGATGGTACCAATGCGCAGGGCCGCTTCCAGTTCCGAGATAGGCGCGGATCGCCTCAAACGCTTTACCAATACGTGTCCCTAATCGCGGTCCTCGACATTCACGAAGAAAAGGCAGTCCGATTCTGGACGAAATCGCGTGCTGCGCGGCAAGTCATCGCGGGCTTTTACGATTGGCTGGATTCAAAGACAATCCGCAAGCGCAAACGGCCCAAGTATCCCGTACAGTTACGCCATCTCGAACTCGAACTAGTTCCAGCACTTTTCTATCCTCGCCAATTAGCGCCTAAATCCTGCAATCCTTCCAATGGCTAACTGTATGGGCTGCGAACAGAACTGGCCGCTGGGTAAGTATGGCTGCCATTATGAACCGATCCTAAGCGATGATGAGGATTCTGTGGGGCGAAAAGTCTCCTGTTCAAATTGGGCAGAACGAAGAAAGGCTTTCTATGGAGAATCAATCATTGCAGAGCACATGTCCTAATTGCGGCTACTGCCCGCACTGCGGTCGGAGACACGCGCAACCATACTGGCCATTTACGCCTTACTACGGACAGCCTATCTGGATTTCACAGCCCAGTACGATTACGGTCGGAACCAGCTCATTTACGATGGCTGGCGGATTAGGCGCATATTCAGCCCTCAATGGCTAACTGCGACTCAGGCAACGTAAGGCGTCATTGGGGAACAAGAGCACTGAATGAGAAGTACGCCCGCGAATCGGCCAAGAGACGAGAAGAATTGCAAAGCCTGATTGAATCTCAAACAGTGAAAAACGGCATTACTTACACACGATTAAAGCCCAAACCAGCTCTAAGTGCTGAGACTGTAGAACTCTGGCGTCAGTACAACCTGTGAGGAGATTATGAGCACTTCAGGCACATCGAGTTCATTTAACGGATGGTATTGCCAATCGTGCCAGCAATGGATTAGTCACTCAGTCGGCTTTCACAACTGCCAAGGCAATACTCTAACTCCCGCTGCCGTAACGTGGCAAATGCCGGCGCAAAGCCGCGAAGCCGAGATAATCGCCGAACTCGGGCAAATCCGCCGATTACTCGAAACACTGGTCGATAAGCTCAATAAACCGCTGTGAGCACTCAAGTAGTAACCATCCCGTTCAGCGAAATCGGCCAAAAGTCGAGCAATCCTCTCAATGCGACCGAGCAAGCAGCAATCCAAGGCATCATGCTGGGACTAGACAACGGAGAGATTGCCAAGCGTCTCGGATTCAGCCCGAAGTACATCAAGAACGTATTGAGGCGGGCATATTCCAAGCTCGGCATTCACACATCGCGTCAGTTATTCCCTTTGGTAATTGCGGCAGGAATGGAACTCAGGACTGGGCAAAGAGTTTTGACAAGACAGTGAGTAAAGGGGCTAAGCAGAGGCGTACACGCTTCTTAAAGGAATATCTACTAGAGCATAATGCGACAAAAGCCGCAATTGCAGCGGGTTACAGTGAAAAGACAGCCTACTCTCAAGGTAATCGCCTGTTGAAGAATGCTGAAGTGCAGGCTGCGCTCGCCAAGGAAGAGGAAAAGCTTAACAGTAAGCTAGACATCTCCATCGAGCGTGTTGCCAAAGAGTTCGCACGCATAGCATTCTGCGACACGCGAAAACTATTCCGCGACGATGGTTCATTACTGCCGCCTTCGCAGTGGGATGACGACACGGCAGCGGCAATCGGTGGCATGGATGTAAATGAACTCTTCGAGGGCTCTGGCGAGGATCGGTCCCAAGTCGGATACATCAAGAAAGTCAAAATGACCGATAAGGTAAGGGCGCTTGAAGGACTCGGACGCTATCTCAAGATGTTTGTGGACAAAGTAGAAATCTCCGCTCCAAACGCAATCATTGAGCGCCTAACTGCTGGAAGAAAGCGTGTTGCAGCAGGCCAATGACTCGCCAGACCTGTTACTGGCAGACGAGGTTAGTAAGTATTACGCCGATCCTCTTGGCTTTGTTCTATTCGCCTACCCTTGGGGCGAGCCTGGTTTACTTGAATCCGAACCCGGCCCTGACGATAACCAGCGAGAGTTTCTTGACTCACTTGCTCAAGAGGTACGAACCAGAGCTTTCGATGGAGGAAGCGCGGTTATCCCCATTCGCATGTCCGAAACAAGCGGACACGGTACAGGGAAAAGCGCGATGGGCGCATGGATTGCCGATTGGATCTTATCGACCCGTCCAAACTCAATCGGCACAGTCACGGCAGGCACATTTACCCAGCTCGAAGATAGAACTTGGGCAGCGATTCGCTACTGGACGAAACTCTGCATTACCGGCCATTGGTTCGATGTACAGGCCCGAGCAATCCACCACAAGGCATTCCGTGACTCATGGAAGGTAGTAGCGCAGACGTGCAAGGAAGAGAATGCGCAGAGCTTCGCCGGTCAACACGCAAAGACAAGTACGAGCTGGTATCTATTCGATGAGGCATCCGAGGTTCCCGACAAAATCTGGGAGACGGCAGAAGGCGGACTCACGGATGGAGAACCCATGTTCTTCGCGTGGGGCCAGCCAGTTAGAAACACCGGCGAGTTCTATCAAGTCAACTTCGGCGGGAAGCAAGACCGTTGGAACTGTCGGCGGGTTGATTCACGAACCAGCCGGTTTACAAACAAAGCGCTTATC